ATCATGCTTTAAATATCCATAATTATAATAAATATAGTTTTGTGCTAGATTTGTTGTAAGTTTTTTAATTGCTTTCATTTGTTTAATTTTTAGTTAATTATTTATTTTAATGATATACTAAGCCTACCTTTTTATTTGTTGTAATTGCTTTCAAATCATTATTTGATGCATCTATATATCCAGCATTTAATAAAGTTGTAACGTCTTTGAAAATACGCGCATGACGATCCTTTAAGGTATTAATCAAATTGTCTGTTTTGCTACCTTCTGAAAATATAACTTTGAAATTATCAGGTAGGTTAATATTGTAATCTTTGAAAAACTTAATACTTTTAGTATATGCATAAAAAATAACGTCTTTGTTATATTCGGCAATTAGTATCCATTTACGTAAATATTTAATGCTGTAAAAGTCACCGCTGTCATGTATTCTAATATATTTGGCTCTTTTCTTTTTTATCTCTTCATTCATTAAACTATTAAAATTAGTTTGTTTTGAAATTTCATATTTTTTTTCCATTAGATCCTGTATAATTGGAAAACGTTTATAATTTCCTTTTTGAGCATAACAATATTTAACACATTCTTTTGCAAATGGGCAGGTAACTTTTCCCTCTTTTGTTTTGTATGCAGGTATTGAAAAGTTAAATATTTTAGTATTATTTTCTTTAGATGTTTTTTTCATCTTTGCATTTTGTGTCAGTAAATTCATTTTTTTATAGTTTTTAATTATTATTTTAGTTTTCGTCTCTATCTCTCTCAAATCTTAAGTTATTTTTATAGTCTTCAGCGCATGAGTCAGAACAAAAATATGAGTCTTCTTCGGCTTCGTCGCTACATTCTCGACACTTAATAAACTCTTCTTCTTCTTCTTCTTCTAGTTCTGGAAATTGTGAAAATTCATTCTCTAGTTTTTGTCTATCGTCTGAAAATTCGCATGCTTCATTATGTATATTATAAAAATGTTTTTCGATATAATCAGCATAATAAGTATACCAAGTTAAAGTGTTTTCTAATTGTTTTTCTTTTGTAGGCATTTTTTTATTTTTTAGTGATTAATAGTAAATTAAAAATATAATAATACATATATAAGAAAATAAGAACATTACCAGCATAAATATTAATTCCTCAAATATAATTCTTAATTTGTTTTTTGTTTTCGTTTTGTACTTTTTTAAAAGTTCTGTATTAAATTTTTGCATGATTTTTTTATTTTATAAGTTAAATAAGTTTTTTGCTTTTACTTTTGTTATTATAGTACTATTATTTCCATTTATTATTTTTTGTATTATAAAATTTGATTTTGCAGGGATTTCCTTTCTACTATTAAACCATTCAACAAGATAACTATCTCCTAACATACTAAATGCTTCTTGTAAATTGTTATAAGTAAATAAAGTACCTATATAATTATTCTCTAAAATATAGGTAACTTCTTTATTTTCAGTGTTTTGTGTGTTTTTTTGTGCATTCATAGTGTTTTTTTTTAATTGTTATACTGCAAATATATAAAAATATTATAAACTATTAACAAATATTAAGAAAATGTTAAAAAAGTAGTAACTAAAAGTAACTATTAAAATACTGATAATCAACTAGTTGCAGTATATAGAACGCACATATAGGCACATACACGCACATACAACAACCCTAGCAGTTTCACAGCAGTTTCAGGGCAGTTTCACCAGCAGTTTCAGTAGGATTTTTTTTGTAAAAAGTTTTTTTAAAAAATTGTGAAAGTGTTTAAGGTATTTTCATATACCAATCTAGTACATCCATGCACTCTTCAAGACCTTTGACTACCTTAGCATAGTAGCCTTCTTCGTTGAGGTCAGCAACCCATTGCTTTTGTTCTTTAGATGGGTAACAAGTCTTGTCTGCTTTGATTTCTAGGAATAATCCTGCATACTTACTATTGACTTTGCATATCTGCATATCAGGGAAGCCTTTGACATAGCCAGTTTTCTTTGCTAGGACTGCTTGTTTCATTGATGTTCTTATACCACCTAGACTAGCACAGTATCTTAACTGAGGATATTGTAACTGCATATATATACAGAACTTATATTGTACGTTTGCTTCTTTCTTTAGAGCCATGCCTATCCCCTACTAGCCCCCCTATACCCCCTAGTACCCCCTCTACTACCCCTACTCTCCTCTGTATAGGTAGTTCCTTTTATTAGTTGGTACATCAATGGTTGTGATACACTATACTTTCTAGCGAGAGATGATATAGTAATCTTTTGTGTTGAGGTATTGTACTCTTCTCTTATAGCATCTGCTTCAGCAACAGTAAACTTTCTTCTGGAGTAACCTCCACCTCTACTATCTTTTCTATCTTCTACTCTTATCTTTCTAATCTTTGGCATAATTTATTCTTCTTCAAACCTGTCTGTAGTTTCACCATACTGATTTTCTACATCTACATTAGTTATGGTTATCTCTACTTTATTTGGATTCTTTTTATTTAAGTAACATATTCTGTCTATCAATTCTTTATCGTTTTTTATTTCGTTTATGTTAGATGTTAGAACAAAGGTGTCTAGTATTCCAGTATTAACTCTTCTAGTAGCCTTTAATTTATTCTTAATCTCATAAGAAACAAACACTCTAAAGATTGGTTTTTTCATTTTTCCATTGACATCTTTAATAATAATAAATAGCCAATAATATCATCAACTGTATCTTCTGTCTTATCATTGATACCTTTGTTTTTTATTCTTGCTAGTTTATCATCTAGTCTAGCACATATTGCTTCAGTAGAATCTAACTTACTGAATACATTAGATGGATTTAATGCAGTATTGCCATACGCTTTATTCTTAGACTTTAACAAATCAGTAATCTGTTTCGCTACTTTATCTAAGTGCCAGTCAAAATTTAACTTTGGTGATTCTTCTTGTTTCATTAGTTCTTCTTTACTTAATAACATCTTTGGATTTATACTGCTATCAGTTGTATATCCATTCCTATCAGTTTCATAATAATATTTACTGTGTTTTATCATCTTCTTTTTCTTTAAGGATTAATCTATCTACAAATTTTAACATTTGATTTACTGTATATACTCTAATATCTCCATCATAGTTATCGTATATGCAGGTAAAGTTATCATCTTCATAAGTCCACAAACTTCTAACATTATTTTTTATGTGGTTTTTTAATATCCACTTAATAGTTTTGTACTCTCTTGGTTTTTTAGTTATTGTTTCCATCATTGTGTTTTTCTAGTTCATTAAATCTTTCTAAGTTATCAATTATCTTATTACCATCTGTTGATGCTATTTTTTTAAATGTTTTATACAAGCCAATAATAAAAATGACTGTAAAAAATATAGTAAATATAGATAACTCGTTCGTATTCATTTGACAAATATAAAAATATATTTCAATTTTATATTATAATTAATAAATTTTATTATATCTATCATCTTAAAGACTCTTGAATCATTTCATAAAACTCTTCTTCATTGTTTTCTGTCCATTCTTGTATCTGCTCTTCAGTCATTTCATTACCATTCTCATCTTCTGCATAACTTATATAAGCATCACAAAAGTCTGGGTAGTCCCAAGAATATACATCTTCTATTTCGTAGTCTGTTATTTTCATTTTAATAGTTTTGGTTCTGGTCTATAGTGAGGTACTTCTAAAGGGTTCTCACCCTTATCTACTTTGGCTCTTGCATCCCATACTAAGGCTTTATGTTTTCTTAACCACTTCATGTATGTTGGCACATTAAAATGTATGAAATCACCATTGATAGGACTTCTTACTCCTAAGTTAAAGGCATTTTGTGCATCTTCAAAGTAAAAGTTCTGATAAGTCTTAGCAAGATCATCTGCTAAACTTTGCGACATAACACTTATTGTATCTTCATCAACATTGTTTTGCCCTAATTCAATATAGGTTTTACTAATTAAATCTACTGCACCCATAAGCAGTTCCTCTTTTGTCATTGTTTTTATCTGTTTCATTGTTTAAATTGTTGTTTTAGTTTTTCTTTTACATTCATATTCTTTTGCAGGTGCTGGTGTATTTTACTTATACCTTGAGGTTTATTAGTGTTTCTTTTCTCCCAAGTCCTTACACAAGCCTTCCAAGCCTTCATCTTGTTCTTACCTATCTTCCAATCTTTACTTTCATAGAAATCATAAAAAGTTTCTGCATCTATATTATTCTTTCTTTCAATACAATAATTATTAATCTCTTCAATGGTTGGTTTTTTAAAACGCCCCTTATTATTACTATACGTAGTATTAGTATTAATACTTGTATTATTATCCTTAAAGTTTTCTTTAATACCCCCCTTCTCGTTTTCTTTAATACCCCCTTTAAGTATTCTTATATACCTCCTATCAATTTCTTTAGTACCCCCCTTGTATGTGTAATAGGTTGATACATAACCATTTGACACTAATTCGCTAATCCATTTAGAAATTGTTACAATACTCTTTTTATAAAGGTTAGAAAAGTATTTGTTAGTTGCAAAACACTCACCATTCATATTGAGAAGTGCAGTGATTTCAGCATATAATAATTTAGCATTAGCAGTTAGGCTCTCATCATACCTAACCTCAGCAGATATTATAGCATAGTAGTTTGGTTGTTCTTTCATTGTTTAGTTGTGTTTTTGTATTTCAAGTTCATAGCACTCAGTATAGGTTGACATAACCACAGTCCACTTACTAACCTGTTCATGAGTAAACCAACAAAATCTTGCGTATAAGGCATTTAAGGGCTGAATGAATAGATAGTGTGTAATTTTCTTTTTAGGGTTGTTATGGGCTTTAAAATTGACTCTGAGGGCATTTCCAGCAGACTTAATACCTTTAACATCTACATAGTTATATTCTTCTATGCCTTCAATGACAATGTCAGCCTCAACAACTGGTCTGCTTTCTATTATTGGTGCAGCCTTATATCTTATACCTTTGTTGTTTTCCATCAGATGTCTAGCAACAAGTTCTGCAAATATTCCTAGACTTTGGATTTGGTGTTCCTGATCCCCTCTGTATTTTTCTGTGTCAGGATTATATACATTAGCAGATAACATACTTCTTACCTTAGCAAGTTCATCAGATAGTCCGATGAAAGTGCTAGGATAAGTTGTATTTTTCCATTTAATCATTAGAATGGTAGGTCATCTTTTTCTTCCTTCTTGTTAAATGATTTCTTTGGCTCATCATTATTTTGTGGTGGCTCATAGTCATTTACATAAGCATAATGAGTAGCACCTTTTTCAGATGGTTCTCTTCTTTCTGATATTACCATAGACACCCATCCATTATTTGAGTTCGCTAGTAATTCTTCAACTTTAAAGTTAGCAACCATCATAGTTCCATACTTGGTTTCAACGTTCTTAATGCTACTTGGTAAGTAGACTTTCTCTTTTTTGTCTTTCATTTTTTAATTGGTTTATTTTATATAATTTGGTTAATGATTTGTTTATTGCTTCTAATTGTGTTTCTAGCCCTAAGATTTCTTCATCTATCTCTACTTCAATAATTCTATTTTCAATTCTTTCAAAGTTTCTTTTGTCTTGAGTATAACCTCTATTGTTGTAAAAGAACTCAAATTGTCTTGAATGGTGTAGTATTGATGCGTGATGTAAGTTAGTTATCTTTGCTATTTGTGTGAGTGTCAAGTTAAACATCTCTCTTAGTATAAAGATGTATAGTCTTTTAGCAAATATAATGTTTCTCTCTCTGCTTCCCAAAAATATCCTACTCTTTTCTACATCGTATATTTCTGCTACTTCATTTAGTATTATTTCGTTATAATAATCACTAAACTTTAATCTTCTTCGTTTCATTTGTTTTGTTTTATTTTAAGTCGTACACTATTGTATCAACTATGTCTTGCATCTGTAATCCTAAATAGTCTGCTAATCTCTTAGCGTGAATGAATCTAACTCTGGTAGGGTCTGCTAGAAACTTTCTGCTTGTAGCATAATTAACTACCATAACTTTACTTAGCAAAGTGTTTGACACACCATATATTCTAAGCAATGCCTCAAATTCATTTCTAGACTTTCTGATCTTATCTAATGAATACTGATTAGTCATTTTTGTAAATGTATTTATCAATCTTCCAAGATGGTATTTTAAATTTAGATTTATTGTTAAAGTAAAAATCTACCAACTCATCTTTGTTTAATACTTGTAATGCTTGGTCTTCATTAATAAAACCTATAACCTCTTTCTTGTGCCATACTACATAAGTATGTGGTTCTGTAAAGTGCTTATAAATCTCTATGCTCAAACATCCCTTCTTTGAACATCCTTTCCCATTGTTTTCTTGTGTCTCTTTCATGTGTATTTTCGTTTATAGTTGTTATTATTTCTTCTGCTTCTAGTTGTGTTAAATGATTTAGTCTTTCTAAAATGTCTTCTATGGTTCTTGAAGGTAGGCTAGTATTGCAAATGTTATTCTCAATGATAAGCCATTGGGTATCAGTTATACCACTAGGCTCACCATCAAGGATATTATCTAACCATTCTTCATTCATTAATCGACAATCTCATCTTGTCCAAACACACCTTGCTCATAGAATCCTGCAATCTTTAGTACAACTCTTGACATTGCTCTCTTTTCTGCCATAGCAACTGGAAACTTCTTACCTCCACCCATTAGGTTATTGTCAGATGCTTCTCCAAAACTCATAGCATTTTTAACTTCACTACCTACTTTCATTGTTGCTGCTGCTCTTAGTACACAGATACACTTCTCTATATCCATATTAATTACTTCATAAGCAACTGTAATGTTGTTTCTTGATACAATCTTATCAATACCAGTTCTTGTAATAATTACAAAACCTCTCTTGTCTTTGTATATATCTTCTTCTGTTAAACCATTCTGTTTGTAAAGCCTTCTTAGTGCCTCTTTTCTAGTTTCAACAACTGGTTCAGGTTGTTTTCTTAATTTTTCTTGCATTGTTTTTTTTGTCATTTGATTATTATTTAATTGATTATTAAGTTCTTCTTGTTGGTTATACATATCTCGCATATACTCTTCTTTCATTCTTCCCATTGTGTTATAGTTTAGTTATTAAATTCAAGGCAAATATATAAAATTGGAATCAATAACAATACCTTTTTTAACAATTTTTATAAAAATGTTTATCTACTAGATGTAAATTGTAATTAAATTATGAAGGCCAGATGATTACCATTAGAAATAATGTACTAATCTTGCTACTTGACCACTCTCTTTTTCGTGTATAAAACCTTCTACTGCTTTAGGAACTCCAACATATCCTTTTCTTGAGTGCCAACTATCTGTACCTGAAGGTGAACGCATATACTCTACAGTAACTCCTATAAAGTCTTTAGCATCTCTCCACTTGTGTTTTACTTTGTGATGTAAATGATGTAAATACCAGTACCTAAACTTAGTTTCAGACCAGAGTAAAGGTTTCTCTTGTGCCATCATTAAAGGTAAGTTATCCATCTTAGCACCATCACCATGCTCTAACCCTATTAGATTACTACCATACTGATAATACTTTCTGTGTGCTACACTAATATCAAAAGTTATCTCAGGATCATTTCTAAACCAAGACTTTAATGCGTGTGCTAAATGAAATCCACTTTGATAATCGTGATTACTCATACAATGTATAATATCTACTGGTGCAATCTCTCTTAATATTTCTACACACTTAACATATAATGCTAATGCAACCTCAAAATGTTCCCACCACTTGCCATCTGTGTCTTGAATCGTACCAGCAGTAGTTTGATTGTAAACATTATCTATATGCAAAACATCGTTTCCTATGCAGAATAATATCTTTTCTATAGCAAAGCCTTCTGACTTAACTATAAGTCCTTCTAAGCCCTCTAAAACTCTCATACAAGCAGTTTCAACATCATATTCATCACCAGTTTCAGCACCATTAGCATATTTACCAATATGTATATCGGCAGGATTGACAACTAATAGATGATTTTTATTTTTGTTTTTTCTTTTTACTGAAGGGTAGTGAGGAGAATGATTTTCTATAAACCCACTAATCTTTTCTAGCATATCATTTGTATCAGCAGTTGCATCTTCTTTAGTTACTACACTAAATCTATACTCACCACTTGCTGACTGCCAATGCTTAACAGATACTACATCTTTCTTAAGTATTCCCCTCTCTGAGAGATGAATATCTAATGCAGTATTACCATTAAGATTTGTTGTGCTTTCTGCTCTGTTTTCGTAAACCATTTCAACTTCTTCTTGAGATAGTCTAAGTCTTTTCCCATATTTTTTCATGTTGTTATGTGTTGGTTGTTATGCAATTATAACGAAAATAATGCTTATAAAAATCAAAAGTGAGATGTTTGTTAACACCCCACTCTTGAAAACTATAAACAATGAAAACTAAAACAGGCACAACCCTGCTCGTTAATGCAAATATAATTATTTTTTTAAACCACAATTACAATCGCATTGCTTTTTTTCAAATACAGAGAAACATAGAGGTAGTACACCTAGTCCAGTCAAGATTAAAGAATTTGTATCTATACCATTCTTCTCTATGTATAAACTAGCAGCCAAAACAATTACACCACTTATTGTTCTTTTGCTACTCCACTTACCTTTAGAATCTGCAAAAAGTTCTTTAACTGCTTTAAGCAATTCTGTTATTGGTTTTATGCCACCTTTAACTAGCATTGACCCTATAAATTTCTGTATCATTATTTTTTCTTTTTGTAGTTAGGAATAACAGCATCTATAACTGAATCTAACCATCCAAATATTTTGTTGTCTTTTTCTGTTGGAGTTAAGTTAGTTATTACTTTTAAAAAAGCCATTAGTCCTACTAATAACTCTAACCAATTTTGTGAAATAAAATCCATAATATATATATTTAATTAATTAATACTCTTTTTAATACAACCAAATCGCTGGACTTGGTTTTTCTTTATTGTCTATATCCACATGGATAAAAGACTTATGTAATCCAAACCTTTCAAACCCTGCATACACTAAAGCATCCATCATTATTGCTCTAGTAACACCATCTGAACATCTTATATCTGCTGCCAAACCCTTTATATGTGCAGAGGTTGGGTTCTTTTTACTTTCTGTATGGTCTTCACATCTATAACCACTATTTATAGCAAATGGTATACCAGCAAATTCTCTAGCCTTGTCAAGCATCTCTAACAACTCATCACTTATAAATGTTTCATCACATCCACACTTGCAAGTAAACTCATTTTTACTAAAATGCTTTATCATACTACTTTTTTTCTTTTTTAATCTTATTAAGAATCTCTTCAAACAAACTTTCAAAATCTTCTTTTATGTTTTTCTCTTTGTCTATCTTATCTAATTTCTTTATAGCCCACTCTATGCCACTTGTACCACCCCAAGCATCCCACATTATACCTCCACAACCTTCATCATAAGGTACATCTTTATGCTGTTGATGTCTTTTAAAAGAAGCCATACGAGCAATAGTATCTCTACTTAACTTCTCTCTGTTGGCTAGTTGCCTTGCTCTAGTCCATCCTACTGGAGTACCACAAGAACTACCATTCTCTTCTTTATACTTAATCGCCCTCTTAGCATTGTTAGTTGCTGATTGAGGGTAGTCATTATAAGTTTCTGCCATTTTATTCTACTGAAACAGTTTCATCAGGATTAACATCAGTACCATCTGCATTTTTTGCATAACCTAAAAACGAATGTACGCAATCTTTTGGAAATATTTCATTAATTCCAAAGTCATATTCTACCTTAGTCATTAAGTCATAGAATACACCATCATAGTAAACAGGTGGTGTTATCTCGTGTCCTTCATCATCATAAGTAGCAGGTATCTCTACTATTTTACCTATGTAAACTATTGCTTGAGTACCATTAATGTATAGGTCTTGACTTACTCCTTCTTCAGTTACTACTTCATAAGTACCTTTAGCAAGTAAATCTGCATCTCCTTGCGCTCTGTCTGTGTATTGTAATTTGTATATGTTCATTTTATTATGTTGTTAATGTTGCTAATTCTGAGTCTGATAATGCTGTTTTGAATATTTGTAGTTGCTTTACTTTACCTGATAATATATCCCCACCTGAACCATTATCAAATGCCATTCTATTTAAAGTATCAGCCGACCAAAGTGTTGGAGTATTTATTGTTCCTATTGGATTTCCATTTACATAAAACTTTATGTTAGAAGAAGAATAACTAAGAGCAAATTTAAAATTACTACTAACATCTACACCACTTGTTATTATATTATCTTGATAGGTTGCAACTCTCCAAAGAAATTGAAGATTAGTATTCGATTGTCTAATTTCTAATCTATTATTTGGTGTTCCATCTGAAAGTGATACAAAATAAAAATAACCACTACCTGAGTCGCTTTCTGCAAAATTACCTTCTCCAAAAACACACCCCTCCTCACTATTTATCAAATCACTAATTCCTGTCTTTGTATATGTTTCTTGATTTCTAGTTACTGTTGAACCTGATGTTTTTATATAAGAAGTTGCGTAAGATGAACCACCTCCTGAACCATCATCCTCTACTTGTAATCCCCATAGAGCAAAATCAAGATTACCATCGCCTCCTGAATAATAATTACCACTTCCCCCTCTTGTTCCAATAAAAATACTACCTGTATTTCCACTTGTTGCTGAAATTTTGAATCTTTGCCAATCATTAGTTAGTGTTACTATTTGTTGATCGTATGACCAGTAAACTAAAACATCTTGATTTGAACCTGTTAAAGATTTAGCATAAAAAGATATTTCACGAGTAACACCAGTTGTCATAACTGAACCTGTATTTATTAGTCTATAATTATTCGTGTCATCAGTATCAACAATAGACATCTGAACCCTTGAAGCATTTTGCACTCCTTGAGGAGAATCTGTATAATTATCAGTTATAGTAAATGTACCTGTTCCATTAGTATTTGATGATAAATTACTTATAGACTCACTATAAGTAACTAGATTAGTCCTCTGTGGCTCTACTAATAAACTAGAAGTACCATCTGTATAATCTACTCTTGGTAAGTTATCTATTGTTGCTTCTTTTACTGATACGTTGTCTATTGTTATATTAGAATTATTAGTATTATTTGTGAATTGAAAAACTTGGTCGCTTGAATCCTGTGTAAAATATATAGTATGATTTCCTAAAGTATTATTTAAAGTAGTGGAAGAACCCCCGTGATATGCTTTAAAACTTGTGCAATTATTGTTTTCTAAAACACTATAATATAATAAATATTGTTTTCCTTGTGTTAAAATATTATCACTACCTGTAATTGTTCTTGCTCTTAGTCTATTTGTACTCGATACTCTTGTCAATTTAACTCCTCCATTATAATAAACAACATCTCCAACAATAGAACCCCAACCACTTCCTGTATTTCCTAAAGGTATAGTAGTATCAAAATCTCCATTAACCACCTCCTCACTACCTAACAACGCTACATCTTCTACTAAGCCACTAGGATTAACTCTAGTACCTAATGTTGCTCTAGTCATTGTTATTGGTTGAGGTACAAATCTTGTACCTGCTGTACTATAACCTAATAGATTATCTTCTTTTATTGCCCAATTATCATTTCCTATCTGTAAACTTGGATTCGCCA